TTATTTGTCTGTGGCAATGTTTTGCAGGCGCTTAACAAAATCCGCAATGTAGTTCGAGCCGCGGGACGCGAGGATGCCTGTCAGAATCATGCCAAGCCATGGGACAGCAAACGATACGCCCAATGCATCGTAAACATCCGCACCCGCCGCCATGCACAACGCGCAGCTGATAATCAGCGCTGCCAACTGCGTGGCGGCGGTCTTGCGGTCACCGTCCAGCGCAGCCTTCCCGATGCTCTTTCCAAGCTCAACAAGTCCCTCAACAGTGATGGCCATAACAATAGATAGTGCAATCATACTCATAAAAATCTCCTTATTCTGTCACATACTCCGCTAGGTAAAGTCCCCGGTCAGTCAGCTCCAACGCGGCGCACTTGCGCATAATGAGCCATGCGTCGCCGCTCGACACAGGCCCAATGGTCAAGATCTGCATGATCTGCCCGCCGATCCGCTCGGCCTTGTACAGCCCTGCTTCCACCAGCCCAAGCCCCTGCGCCAGCTTGTACAGCGTCAGTGCATCGCCGCTGGATACGGGGCCAATGGTCAGCTTTTGCAGCGGCAGCGCGTTTGGCTTCGTGTCGGCATCCGGTTCGGCAGTCTTGTGGCCTTGCAGCCCAGCCTGGATCATGATCTGCTCATAGTCCTTGTAGACCTTATTGCAATCCAGATGGCTGCCAAACCCCGGCACGCCCAGCGCGTTGGCGCTGCTGTACTGCCACATTCCATGTGGCAGGGGGCAGGTGCAGGCTGAACCGTACTGCGCGGGCCAGCAGTCGAAGCAGGTCAAAGCCTGCCAGTCCAGGCGATTGCGGATGAAGTCAGTCGAGGCATACAGGATGCCGTAGTAGCCCGCATCCTGCACCTCGCCCAGGAACGCTTCCACCAGCGCGGTGCGCTGCGCGTTGGTCAGGCGCAGGATGCACGGCTCATACTCAATGTCATAGGCCACCGGCAGGCACAGATGCTTGCCCTGGATTGCGGCCAGGCAGCAGCGTGCTTCCTGCCGTGCTTCCGCCGGTGTGCTGGCATAACTGTACCAGTACACGCCGTACTGGATGCCCAGCCGTTCGCACTCTGCACTGTTGCGCTCAAACTGCGGGTCAACCTGGTTCTTGTACCGCCCGTACCCCGCGCGCAGCATCGCGTGCGTCACGCCCGCATTTTTGACCGCTTCCCAGTTGATTTTTCCCTGGTGCTTACTGACGTCGATCGCGTTGTAAATTACATCCATGGCGATTCCTTTCTTTTTTTTGCAAAACAAAAGGCCCTCCGCCCCGGTCGGGGGGGCGGAGAAGCCGCGAAACGATTTTGTGAGTTGTCCTTATATCCAGCGGTAATGGGGCTTGTCCTCGCCGTAGAGTTGCCAGCGCAGCCAGTCATCCAGCAAGATGGCGGCAGCGGACACGACGATCCACGCGGCGGAAAACGGCAGGCAGATCTGCCCCATCAGGTTGAACGGCATATCTGTGTAGTCCCACACGCCCAGCCCAAGCCAGAGGTTGAGCACGCACCCGGCGGCGAACTCGGCAGCCGTGACCATTGCCGCACCAAGCAGGCATTGCCCCCAGAACGGCATTTCCCACGGCAGCCACTCGTTCAGGCCGCCAAGCAAAAGAAAAAGGACGCCGCCCAAAATGGGCATCGTCCAGTGTACGGGGAGCGTCCCCGCAAAGTATCTCCAGTGCAGCTCGATCTCAAAATAGGCTATCGCGCCGACGGCAAACAGCGCCGCGTGCTTACTCAGCCGCCACATCCGCTGTCTCCTGCTGTGCCAGCAGCGCCCGCAGCACGTCCGTTCGGTATGCTTCCGGGATGTCCATGCCGTAGGTCACGCCGCGCAGCTCGGTCACGGTCTCCAGCGCCAAAATGTAGCCGCGCAGGGCGTTGAAATAGCTTTCCTGGTACAGCTTCCACCGGGTTGCGGCATCCGCAATCCGGCCAAAGTCTGCGGCGGAATAGTAAGAACATTCCTCGCCGTCGGCGTGGTATGGGACGCTATCGGCCCCAGAGGCCACACGCCCCTGCAAGCTCAATAAATTCAACTGGTCTTCCAGCGTCAAAGAAAAATGCTTCGTTTCTCCGCCGGTCAGCGTCACGTCCACGCCGCCCACAATGGCTGCGTTGCAGGTCGCCGACATCTGTGCCACGGTCTCGGTGCGCACGTCCTCCACGCTCTGCGCTTTGGTTCCGGGCGTGTACTCCCACCACGCTTCAAAATCCGCTGCAATATCCTCTGCACTCACGGTGCCGGGCACGCGAATTTGGCGTTCCTCGCACTGCCAGCAGGTGGCGACGTCGCCGTTTTCGCCAGTTGTTTCCGATTCGGCGATGCTTTTTCGCAGAATTACATCGGTCTCGCTGCCCAGCGGGAAAACTTCTATTTCGGTAGGCCTTTCGGTGTATTGTTCAGCCATTATGCTGCCTCCAATCTCAGCTTGTGCAGTTGCTTGCCCCGCCAGGAGGCGGAGCGCTTGGCTGCTTTTATCAGTTTGTATACGTTATATTTGGTGCAAAAGCCCCGGCTGTCGCTGTGCTTGATTTCGCCCCACTGGCTCAAAATCCGTTGGGCGCGCCACCATGGCACATAGCCCAGGGTGTCCAGGTTCCGTTGGGCGCGCAGAATTGCCCGCCGCAGCCGTACAAAATTGCGGCCCCGGATAATGGTATAGGTGCGGCGCACCACATACCCCATCATATCCAGCCCAGGGGTCCTCTGGCGGCTACCCTTGCGGCGGCGGTTCCGCTGCTGGCGCTCCTGTACAAACGATGCAAAATGCACGATTTGCCAGGCGCTCTTGATGGTCAGCCCCAAGGTTTCTTTGGCCCAGCGCGTGGTGTCCCGCATCACCTTTTCCAAGTTGGATATGCGGCCATATACCGTGATGTCATCCGCATAGCAGGTGATGGCCAGCACCATCTTCAGGCTTTTGTCGCGGCGCACCTTGCGGTGGCTCAGGATGTAGCGCAAAACATAGCTCATCACATAATTAAACAGTCAGCAGGGCAGGTAGCCACCGATCAGTAGCACCCCATCTGGGTAGTTCGCCATGATGGCCTCCACCAGCCACAGCAGCACCTTGTTTTTGCCAATGTCCCGGCGCAGCAGGGTCATAACGCACTCCACCGTGGTGGAGGGGTACGCCTTTCGCACATCACACTTGGCAGCATCGGTTTTGTGATGCAATGCCCGGCGCAGAATACGTTCGTTTTGCCGCTTGCCCTTGATTTGGCCCTTGCCCGGCAGGCTGCCATACTGGATGGGCAGCAGCTTGGCCCGGAACAGCGGGTCCAACGCACCCTTGGCAATGTACTCAAATACCTGTTGCTTGGGGCTTTCCTCGCAAATATCCCGCAGCTTGCCATTTTCCCGCAGCTGGAACTGCCGTACAGGCTCAAAGTGTACATCTCGCGCCAGAATATCTGCCTGGGCCTGCTCGGCCACCGCGTCAATGGCATCCAGCGTTTTGCTGCAGCTTTGGTCCTGTATTTCCTGCTTCAGTTCTGCTTTTGTGATTTTCCCGGTTGAAATCAATAGTTTTTGGAATCTTCCTTTTGACCTTTTTCCAATAAAGCACAGATGCACTTGCTGCCGGATAAACTCCAAATCCTCAACATTTACATCTGCCGGTTTACAGTAGGTCTTCACCAGTTTCACCTCTTGGTTTGTGTCTTCGGTGGCGTTCGCCACAGCTACTAGCCTCCGCTGGTTTCAGCACAATTTTCCCGATAGGGGCGGAATATACGGCGCAATATATATTTTCGGTGCAAGGGGCACTTTGCCCCCAAACTAAGCCAGGCGAGCCAGCAGACCCGTTCCAGTTACTGTTACCTGTTGAATTGTTAGAATTGCGCGCGGGCAACCCCGCATTACCATTGTTATTAAGGTTGCAGCAGGCCCACGCGGCACGGACCCCACTCCCACCCCAATAGCAGAAGGTGAAAACAGCAACTAACTCAAGAAAGCTGACGAATACGCCGTACATCCCACAGGAATTATACCATATTCCTGATGCTTGAAAAAACCCAAAATCAAAAATCTATAAACGGCTGCCGCTTCGCGGCAGCCGTTGGGGCCGTTCCACAGTGGGTGCGTGCCTGATTTGTCTGGGTGACAATGGGGCTTGCGCCCCCTCTTGCCCCGGCTGCGCCGGAACAATTCACCCCTGTGTCACCCAGCCAAACCAGGCGAGCCAGCAGACCCGTACCAGTAACTGTTACCTGTAGAACCGCCAGAAATGCGCGCGGGCAACCCCGCACTACCATAGTTACCAAGGCCGCAGCAGGCCCACGCGGCACGGACCCCACTCGTTGCCAGACCAACGTAGAAGCCAGCCTTACACCCGGTACCGCTACCGGCTACCGTGCTAACGGTATCCGGCCACAGAACTGCTTTATCCTCTGCCACTGCCGTATCCTCAATGTACTGCCAGCCGCTGCTGCTCCCAGCGGGGAACACCAGCGTCAAATCCTCTTGCTTGGTGTAATCGCTGGTAATGCTGCTGCCGTTCACCTTGCTTTGGTCGTGGCAGGTGTAGCAATCAAAGGTGTAGTTGCCATCCGCATCCGTGCCCCACTGCCACAGCTCATCACTAATAATTAGGTATGCGCCAATTCGGAACTCGGTGCGCTGTATCAGCCCCGGTTCTTTTCCTGTGGTGGGGCTGTACCGGCTGCCGTCATAGCCCTGCACCGTATCGTTCCAACCGCTCCAGTACGGCATAGTGGAGATGTAGGTGTCGGTGGTTATGTCAAATGGCGTCTCTGTGTCCAGGTTTACAGCTTTATAAGCAGTGCCATCTACCGTTACATCTGTGATACTCTTAATGCGCACGTTTTTGGCCAGCTTGTACATACTGGCTGTACCGCGATCGGCACTGGTGCCCGTCCCGGTATCGCCCACAATGACGCTGCTGCCGACAAAGAGATTTTTCGCCTGCGTGGCGGTCAGCAGCACGCGGGTTACACCGGTCTCAGCTGCGGCAGCCTTATACTGGTAATTGTACGCCGTGCAGCCTTCAATCGTGCCGGAGTTGCCCTTGCGCGCGTACTTCAGCCGGATCATGGCAAGCTGCCACTTGATCAGGTTGCCGCTCGCGCCGCTGTACTGCGACCCGCGGGCGCGCCATTTGGCGACGTCTGTGTTATGGCTGCTGTAATTGAGCGGCGGCAAGCCCGTGCCGCAGGTGACGTTACCGTCGGCATCCAGCCCCGCTGCATAGGCCGGGTTGCCGATGTAGGCGTGGACTTTGCCCGTGCGGTCAGTGCCCTGCGGCCATGTGTCATAGCCTGTGGCGGGGCGGCATTGCATTTTGAAGTAGCGGTAACCATCCTCGTTCCACTCGCGGGTGTATGTATTTTTTTGCAGCGCCCAGCACAGGTGTGTGCCGCCGCGTACCTCGTCATAGCTGTCGATAAACTCGACGGCATAGATGGTGTGGCTGCCGTCTGCGGCCTTCTCGGCGGCCACAAGGACGCTCCAAAACTGCGGCAGGTGCGCAAAGTCGTCCTGTTCTGCTGTTGTCTCGGTGCTTGGGGTACAGGTAAGCCTCGCGCTGTCGTCCGTCAGCTCGCCGATGGCCGTCTCGCTTGTGGGAAATAGTGGAAACTTCACGCCGTGCACGCGGTCATCGTCCAGCACAGTGCCGAACCAGCGCTCTAAAAGTTCGTTGCGGGTGGTGGTGCCTTCCGTCCAGTTGGCCCGCCACCACTGTACAAACAGGCCGTTCACTTCGGCCACTGTGCTGGCGTTGTTCACCAGCGCGTTGTACATTTGGTCGATGGCTGCTGTGCTGCCGCTGGCCAGCACGCTGGCTTTGTGGACGGCCACAAGCTCCGCCTGCATCTTTTGCATCGTGCTGTCCCGCACTAAGTCAACTACTTGCGTTGACATGGTTTTGCCCTCCTTAGTCTGTGTCTGTTGTATAGATCATGGATAAATGACCGTCGCTTTTGTCCACTGCCCAGCCGATGTTTACCAGCCCGGCATAGCCCGCCGCTTCCAGCGCACTTGCGGCTGCTGCCTTCATGCTAGCCGCTGCCTCGTCCGCGCTGGCCTTGGCGTTGGCCTCGCTCGTCGCGGCGGCGGTTTTGCTGTCGGCTGCGGTGGTAGCGCTGCCTGCGGCAGAGTTCGCGCTGCTCGCCGCCGCGCTGGCGCTCTTGGCCGCAGCATCGGCACTGGTTTTGGCGTTGCTCTCACTTGTGGCCGCTGCCGTTTTACTGGTGGCCGCGGCGCTGGCGCTGTTAGCCGCCTCCGCTTTACTGGCAGAGGCTGCGTCCGCGCTGGATTTCGCGCTTTTTTCGCTGTCGGCGGCAGCTGAGGCTGACGCTGCCGCCGCCTCGGCGCTTTTGGCGCTGGCATCCGCGTTGGTTTTGGCGTTGGTCTCACTGACCGCGGCATTGGACTCACTGGCCGCTGCCGCCGCTTGGCTGGCAGCACTGGCAGCGGCGCTTTCTGCCGCTGCGGACTCGCTACCAGCTGCAGCGCTTGCACTTTTGGCAGCGGCCTCGGCACTGCTCTGTGCGTTATCCTTTGCGGCGTCCGCCTCGCCTTCGGCAGCCTCGGACGCCTGCTGGCTTTTTTGCGCGGCAGCCTCGGACGCTTTGGCCGCCTGTTGGCTGTCCGCCGCCATCTCGGCACTCTTGGCCGCAGCATCGGCGCTGGCACTTGCGTTGCCCTCGCTGGTCGCCGCTGCCGTTTTGCTGGCAGAGGCCGCATCCGCGTTTTCGGCCGCCGCGCTGGCGCTCTTGGCTGCCGCGTCCGCACTTTGGGCCGCGACCTGCGCGTTGCTGCCGGTCTGCGTCAAGAGCTGCTCCAGCAGGCTTGGCGTGGCGGTACTCTCAGTGCCGCCGGTCGGTGCGTGGTCGCGCACCGTGTAGCGCACATCCGCGCTGATAATTTTTTCGTTGTCGGCTAAGCCCTCAAACACAACTCGGCCCGTCTGCGTTGGCCGGTTCGTCGCTTCCGGCGGCACGGTCAGCAGGCCGTCCGTACCCAGCGCCACGCGAATGCCAGGCGTGTCCCAGTGGTCGGGAGGATAGGTCGGCCAAAAGGTCGCCGTCACCAAAGTACAAACATCCCACGGCTCGGCTAAAGTTACCTGGATGGTTTCATGCCCATAGCTGCCCCAGGTGCCAAGGGCGATTTTTCCGGTCGCACTCTGCCCGCTTTCAGACGCGGCCTGCGCGTCATAGCCAGACAGGGTGATCTGCCAGATGGATGCCATGGAGTTCACCTCTTTCTCGTTACGTCATCAGTCGGCGCGCTTTCGGTCTGGTCGCCCTTGCTCCGCGCCTGCGTCATCCGCGCGATTGCGAGGTTAGCCTGTGCCGTCGCGTCCTGTTTCTTCGGCTCTTCGTCCGCGTCCTGCTGCATCTGCGCGCGCACGGCCTGCAAAATGTTTTCCAGCACCAGCTCGTCCACTGCCAGGCTGAACCCGTACCGGTTGAACGTGCCCTCCACGTCCCTCCGCAGGTCATGCACGCGCTTGTCAATGCTCTTCATCTCAGCCCTCCAAATGCGCCGCCGCGTCGGTGCGGATGGTGGCGATCGCCGTCAGCACGTCCTCGTCCAGTACAACGTAGTTCTTGCGGTTGTTGGTGCTCACAATGTTGCCGTCTGCGTCCAGCACGCTGTAAGAGAGCGTCACCCGCTCCCCCTCGCCGGTCGTCAGCACGCTAAAGCCTGTGATTTTGTTCATGGTCAAATCTCCTTTCAACTCGCTTCTTCTATCGTCAGTGGCAAACTCACCGCCGCTTCTGTTTCCGCCGCGTCCAGCAGGGCCGCGCCCCGGTTCTCCTCCTCCGGGTACTTGGCATCGCTCACGTCGGCGTACACGCCCTCAAAGCCGCGCTGTACGCCCCAGCACACCCAGTCAAAGCACTGTCCCGCCGGGCCGTGAACGATTGCGCCAAAGGCCGTTTTTTCTGCCCACAGCGCGGCGCTTGCGCCCGTCGGGGTCAGCGCCCAGCGCAAATCCTGCGTTTCGCTCACGGTCTCGCGGTAGCGCGGTTCGGTTGCGATGTAACAAAGGCCGGTTTCATCACACTCGCCGCTGCCCGCATCGCAGAACATCGGCTCCGGGCTTTCCACCGCGTTGATGGCCAGGTTTCCAAAATCGGTGCGTACAATGCGGTTCTTGGCGTCCCACGCGCTCAGGGAACGGCACTGGATGCCCTGGTTCACCTCCAGTTTTCCGCTGCACCCCACGCTGTTGTCCACCTGCTCGATCGTGATGCCCTGAAAGCTGCTGTCGTGCCACCATCCGTATTTCTGGTAGCGGGTGTCCGCGCAGAAAATGGTGGTGTCGCCCTCCGTCGTGGTTTTCAGCCCGTTCTGGATCACCCCCTGCGACATCCCGCTGCTGGTGGCGGTGCCCCCGTACCACTGGATGCCGCTCTTGTCGATGTACACCCGGTTCCCGTCGCTGGTGCCCATCCGTATCCAGGCGTTGTCCAGGTCGTACACCGTGGTGTAGTTGAGATTGTGTATCTGGCCGGTGGTAATGTTTCCGCCGTTGATGATCGTCTTGTCCTGGTTCCAGGTACTCAAATCCGAAAATGTCACCACGCCGGATAGGTTGATCTGTGTGCTGGTGATCTCTGTTCCGCCCGCCGTCAGCTTGATGGTGCTGGAAGTGCCGCTGGTGGAAGCCGTTAGCTTAATTTCGCTCACCGTCTGTTTGATCTCGGTCTTGGTTTCGGCGGTGGTCAGATAGTCCCCGGTGCTGGCCGTCCAGGCAGTGGGTGCATTGCCCATCTGCACCATGGGGTGCATGATGGTCAGGTCATTGGTAACGGTGGCGTTATCGTTCGCGGTACTCACAAACAGGCCGTCAGCATATCCATCGGCAGTAGCCGTAAAGGCTGCCCAGCGCAGCTTCCAGCCATTATCCAGCGCAATGTCCTGCTGGGCCTGCTTGAACGCGGAGCCGTAATAGCTTTTTGTGCCGCTGCTGCTCTTGGTCTCGAACTGCAAAAACAGGCTGTCGGTGCCGGAGTTGAGCTTGTACAGCACCGATGCGCAGTAGGTCATGCCCTTGGCAATCACCAGCGTTTTGTCCGCCCCAAAGTGGAAGCGGGTGTTCCGGGCCTTGTTCGTCACATGGACGGATTCGCCGCTGATCGTGTATGTTCCTTTTTTGCTCAGGTCGTTGCCGCCTGCATCCATGGACGCATTGTTCCAGTTATCCGTTTCGGTAATAATGTTGTTTCCGCCTGTGATCCGCTGGGTCACGGTCTGGGTGATGCTGTCGGCTTTCTGGTCAATCGCGGATACCGATTTTTTGACCGTCTTGAACTCCTGTTTCGTGCTGTCAAGGTCATCCGAAATGGTCGTGGTGGTTTGTTCCAGACTGCTGACTTTGGTGCTGATGCCGTCCGCCTTTTGGCTGATGTTGGAGACATCTTCTTTCAGGCTCTCCACCGTTGCTGTGGTGGCATAATCCTGCAGCTTGCTGTCAACGGCATCATTGGCAGCGCTGGTGGCGGTTTCCTTCACGTTGGCCGTTACCGTTTCGGTCACTGACTTTGTGACCTCGGTTTTGATCTCGTCAGCGGTCTGCGAAAACAGGCTTTTGGCGCTTTCCTGCGTCAGGTAGTCGCCGCTGCTGGCGTTCCACGCGGTCGGCGCGTTGCCGTATTGCAGCATGGGGTGCAGCAGCTCAAGCTTATTGGTGCAGTTGTCATTGCTGTCAAACTCGACAGTTTCTAGAATGCCCGTATAGTTATGGCGGGGCGTCCATGTACCATACCGCAGCACCCAGCCGTCCGTCTGCTCAATTTCGAGCTGGTCAGCGGTTTTTATGGAGGCAATGTAATTTTGTCCGTTATCGCCCTTGAACGCAATGCCCATCCGCAGCGCATCAGTGCCGGAAATGAGTTTGTACATGACGGACATGCATATAGTGACGCCCTCGGTGATATGAGCGCCAACGGTGTTGAACTTGAACCCGCGGCATGTGTTCGCATTGGTGATTGTTGCACTGCCATCGTCGCCATACACAACGCTGCTGTCAATGCCAACATAGGTGGCATTTTTGAAGCTCTCGCTGCCCAGGATCAGGTTCCCACCGCCGGTGATTTTGGTGTCTTTTTTCACCTCCGCCGAAAGCCCGTCCACCGTCTGTTTCAGCTCGCTGTAATTGCCGGAAAGCTCACTCGCGGTCACGGTCAGGCCGTCCACGCTGGTCTTGATCTCCAGCATTTTGCCGGTCAGGTTCTTGTAGCTCTGGCTGTTCACCGCGCTGGAACTTTCCCGGCTGGCGCTGCCCACGCTCTCAAAGCTGGCTTTGCCGGAGGAGATTGTGGCGCTCATCAGGTAGGTATCAAACTCCCGCCCGCGTGCGTCCTTAACGTGTACGATCTGCCCGCAGGCAAGGCCGGAACCACTGGGCACGGCCACTTTGCACGGGGTATAGGTCACGCTTTTCAGCACGTTGTACAGGTTTTGGGCAACGGTTTTCAGGTTGGCTTCGGTGCCGGTTGTCAGCAGCAGGTTGCCCTGCACTGCATAGGTGTTGGTGGCAGTGGTGCTGTCGGGGTAAATCACGCCCACGTCACTGTCCGACTGCCGGATCTGGACTTTCTCAATGGCCTTGACCGTGTAGTCCTCGTAGCTCAGGCTGTCAGCATAATAGGCGGTGCTGTTGCTGACGCCGTCCGGGGTGATTTTAGCCGTGCTGCGCTTGTCTGTGTAGGTCAAGAATTGCAGCTTGCCGTCTGCATTCATGTGGGCATAGCAGCCAGCTGCTTCCGCCGCCCAGGAGATGATTTGGCGGCAGGTCAGGTCGTCTGCGTAGAACGCCTGCACGCTGTGGCTACCGTTGATGGGCAGGCTGATGCCGGCAAGCGTGACCCCTGCCCGCTGGCAGGCCAGCTGAACCAGCTGCCAGATGGTCTTGGGGAACTGCGCCTGATTGGCCCGCAGCCAGCCGGAAAAGTCCGCATCCAGCTTGGACATGATGTCGTAGGCCGTGACCTTGTAGCTGTTGCGCTTGGTGCGGGTGGGCTTTTCAGCATAGAAAACGCCCACCTTGGTGCGGTTCCCGGCATCGTCCTGCCGGTAGTAGGTCAGGGCGTCCCCGGCAGTAATTTGCAGGCTGCCGCCCGGGTCCGCCCAGATTTCGGCTTCGATGTAGTCCGAAAACGCAGAGCCGATGGTGAACTCCTGCCCGGCGTTCACCGCAGTGTGCAGCGTCAAGCTTTTGACCGCACTGCCGGGGGAGCCGCCCTTTAACTCGGTGCCGCTTGTGAGAGTGAGAATTGGTTGGAGCAAATATACACCTCCTTTGGTTTTAGTTAGGAGGTAGGAGTGAGGAGTTAGGAGTTCATGGAGTGCGCGTGCGCGCACGGGTTGAAAATTAGGCTGCAGTCCCGTAGGAGCGCACAGTGTGCGCCCGTCGCCTTGCGGTAAATCCTGTTATGGCATCATCTACCGCAAAGCCCCGGAACGGTCAAGACCGTTCCCTACAGAGCTGGACCTTAGGCCCGTTTTAACTCCCAACTCCTACTTCCTACCTCCTAACTCTCAATCAGCATTCAATAATGTTAAATTTAAGGTTCTTCCACTGTTTCGTCTTGGCATTGTGCCAGGCGATACCGTATTTGCTGCAGTAGCAGGTGGTGGTTTCGGTCTCGGTGGAAGAGCCGGCCTTGGGGTGGGTGAACTGGAATGTGGATTTGCCTGCAAACAGCCCGATGATGTACTTGTATTCGTCGTCCGTCAGGCAGCTGTAGGCGATGGGCCAGGTGGAAACCTTTTCCCGCACCACTTCCCGGTGCATGTACCCGGCTTCGTCGCGGCCGGAATCGCTGGAATCCAGGTCGGAATAGCTCGGTTCAATGTCGCAGTCCGGTGCGTACAGGGATTTGCCATCAATCTGGAACAGATTGGTTAAGGTCACGTTACACACCTCCTGTGGCAATGGCCTGTTTGCGCTGCCAGCGCTGTACGGCGCGGCCTACGTCCTCGTCGGTCAGCTCGATGCCGTACACGGCGGAGAGGATCTCCCGCAGCACGGCAACCACGGCTTCAAAGGCCGCCATCTGGCCTGCCTGCAGGTCCTCCATGACCTCGGCCACGGCCTGCTTGATGGTGTCCAGCGGAGCTTCTACGTTGGTGCCGTGGCTCTGGTCGCCCAGCACCGCCAAAAACTCCCGGTTCGCCGGGATGACCGCGCCCTGCGCCAGATACGGAATTTGCGGGGCCGTGACGGTGCCGATGTTGAACCCGAACGACGAGATGCCGGTCAGGTCCGTCACCCAGGACGGCGCATCGAAGGACAGGCTGTTCAGGCCGTTTATCACGGTGTTCAGACCAGATACAATGGCGGAAATCATTCCGTTCACAAAGCCGATAATGTTGTTGATCGCGCCCCGGATGCGGTCGCTGATGACATCCCAAATATCGCTTACGGCGTCCTGAACCACTTGCCAGGCGGCCTCCCAATCGCCCTCGAACACGTTGCGCATAAAGTCGATCACGGCCTGCAGACAAATCAGGCCAATGTCCAGCACGTCGGCCACAATACCGATGGCGTTGGTCACGATGCCGGCAACGGAATTGAACACCTGCGTAAACACCGGGCCGAAGGTGCTTAACAGCCAGTTGGCCAGCGGGTCGATCACATTGTCCCACAGGGCCTTGATGACCGTAGCGATTGCGTTGATCGCGTCGCCGCCCACGGCGATCAGGTCACTGAACAGCGGGGACAGGTGAGTGTTCCACAGCTCAGTCAGGCTGGTGACCAAACTTGCCAGGATTGGGTCAATGACCTCCGTCCAAAGCCGCTGAATAATGTCGCACACATCCTGCACGACTTCACAGAACGCGGTAAAAATCGGGGAGATGTACGTTGTCCAGGTTTCGTTCCAGGCAGTTGCAAGGTCAAGCCATATCTGCTTTACAAGGTCAAGCGCCGGGATAATCCATGTGTTGATAGAATCCGTCAGCATATTGGCCAGCGCGCTTAGGATCGCCGTGCCCGATGTGATCACGGTGCTTACCACGTCGCCGACTACGGGCGCGAGAAGCAGGCTCAACCCGTTTACAAATCCGGGTACAAAATCAAAGACAAAATAGTCCAGCAGCGGAGCCAGCCCGTTTTGCCACAGGTTGGTGAACGACGCCTCCAGCTGCGGCAGCGCTGCCTCTGCGGCGGCTTTGATTTGTTCCCACGCTGCGCTCCACGCCGCTGCGGACGGGGCCAGCGCGTTGGTGAAACGCTGCCATGCGGCCTTGATGCTGTCGATAGCACCCGTGATGCCGCTTACGTCGCCGACCTCGGACAGCGCACCGAACGTGGCGTCTGCGCCGCTTCCACTGCCACCGCTGCTGCTGTTGTCTTTCTCGTCAAGCCGCTCGATTTCATCAAACCCGGCAAGGCTCTTGGCGGCTTTGTCGGTCTGCTTGGCCATACCGCTGGCCGCGGTGCCGACGCTGGTCATCTTCTTGGCTGTTGCCTGCATGCCCGAAAGGCTTTTGCCGGTCAGCAGGCTGATGAGCTTTGCCAGGTAGGCAAACGCCTTGGCGGCAAGGTTCATCACATAGGTCAGCGCGCTGCCCAGTGCATTGACCAGTGGGGCGGCCGCGGTCGCGGCGGCACCCTTTAGGCGGGCAAGTGCCGTGCCGAAACCGTCCGTCTTGGCGACAGCGCTGCCCAGGGCGGAGGTCAATGACCGCAGGGCCGAAGAAATGACGTTGAAGATCAGTGCGCTGAACACGATGCTTTTCAGCCGTTTGGCAAAAACGCCAAAAGCGGAGCTTGCCCGCTTGGCACTGTCACTGGCACCGCCAGTGCTGCTGGCATTTCCCGCCTCTTGGCCTGCCTCCGCCGCGGCGTGCTTTTTGGCAGCCTCCGCAGCGGCTTCCTGCGCTGCAATCTCCTTTTTGGTCGCGGCCACGACTTTTTCGGCGTGATGCGTGGCGGTTTCCGGGCCATAGGCTTTTTCCTGCGCCGCTGCAATTTTGGCGTACTGCTTTTCGATGTCGGCAGCCTGCTTGTTGAAATACTGCTGCATCGCGTCGTCGCCCGCCTGCATTGTCTGGGCGCGCTGCAAGGTTTCAGCTTGGTTCGCTGCGGCGGCCTGCTCCTGCTCCATCCGGCGCGCCAGTTCCGCATGGCGCTGGGTCATTCCCTCCAGCGACTGCCGCTGGCTTTCAAACTCGGCAGTAATTTTGGCCGCTGTGCTGTTTTGCTGCTCCAGCTTGGCTTCCAGCTCCGCAATTTTGGCGTCAGCCTGCGTAAGCTGTTCCGTCAAATCGCTCCTTTTCAGCAGCGCGGTGTCGCTCGGCAGCTGCCCTTTGTCGTGAGCGGCGTGGATCTCACTGTTTACTTTTTCAAGCGCGTAGGCGGCCTTGTCGGCATTGGCGTACGTTTTTTCCAGCTCGGCGGCAGTTTGCTCAGCCTCGGTTTTTGCCTTGCCAAGGCTTTCCGCCAACTTCCCGCGGGTGTTCTCGGCGGCAACGATGGTTTTCTCCAATGCCTTGATCTGCGCGGCAGTGTCTCCCGCCTGCGTCATGATTTTGGCCAGTTCCTGGGTCAGCGGCTTCAGAGCATCGCCCAAACCGCTGGCTTTTCTGCCGTCAAAGGTCTTTTCGATGGATCGCCCCAGCTTGTCCATTGTCTTTTGCAGGTCGTTGCCGCTTTTTACGACCTGCACCGTGTTCAGGCTGGTGTCTATGGACACTTTCGGCATAAACGGCTCCTTTTTGTATCATGCTTCGCCTAAAAGCGCCAGAAGGCGCTGCTTTTCGGCTTCTTCCTCTTTGGTAAGCTGCGGGCGCAGGTCAACGATTTCCTTGTTTTCGCGGTAAAACTGCTGTTCCCATTTTTCGAGTTTTTGCCCTTTTGCCAGCTTATGGCGGATGCCCACCACCGTGGCAAGCGGCCCGCTGCCGATGTTCATAAAGTAGGCAATGAATGTCCACCAGTGCAGGTAGGGCAGCGCCCGTACCTCGCACCCGGCGACCTTGTTCACGCCGCCCACGATCAGCTCTGCATCCTGCTGCCAGTCGATTTCCCGTTTGGCTCCGGGCTTGCCCTGCGTTTTGCCGCAGGCGATAAACTCCGCCATCCGCTCGGCAGCTTCCTGCCGGTTTTGCGCGGGGATGTCCCGCCAGTTTTCGTAAAACAGCGCCATGGCAATATACCACCGCTCCTGTTCGTTATCATCGGTGTTCTGCAGGTGGTCGATGATGTCCAAAATATCGCGGTAGTCGGTATGCACGGCATATGGTTTCCCGCCAACCGTCACTGTGGTCGGCAGCGTCCAGCCCTGCATTATTTCTTGGCCGCAGCGCGGCGTGCGGCGCGGTTTGCCTTTGCCGTCTGCACGGCTTTGTCGGCTTTTTCTTCCATGCTGCGTTCTGCGCCTTCCCGGATGATCGGCGTCAGGGCGTCCAGCAAATTCGTCACCACACGCCTTCCGTTGCCTGCGACCGCCGCAAGGTTCACGCCATGCAGGATCTCGTCAAAGTCGTTACCCGCGCCAAAAACGCCGTTTAATACCTCTTTAATCTTCCGGTCATACTCGGCCAAAACGGCCAGTTCCGCGCCAACGCGCTGGTTGTCATCCGGGAAATCAGCCTCGATCTGTTCCATTCGCTTCTGGGCTTCCGCGTCCAGCTCGGTCAGGGTGGTTTCGGCTGCAAAAAAGCGGTTGTACACGTTGGGGTCGCTGGGGTTGAAGCGCAGCACGCCGCTGCCGTTGATCTCAAACTCCTGGACGCCGGTGTCAATGGTAAGTTGTTTCATCGTATAACCTCCGTGTTTTATTGCCCGATCAGGGCATCACAAAAGCGCCCTTGCTCATTCGCAAAGGCGCTCATTGTCATGCTCTCATCAGGTCGATGCTGTAAAGGTCTTTGTGCTGACGTTGAAGGTACCGGTCGTTTTAACGCCCGTGTAGTGGACATTGAACGGGATCTGGTAGCCGGTGGTGTCGCCGCCGTAGCTGCTGACTTCAACGTAGCATTCCTCTTTCACGGCGGGGTACGCACCGGAAGGTTCGGTTTCCCACAGTTTGACCTCCACAATGTCGGTTTTCAGGTCATCCAGCACCAGATCACCGTCAATGATGGCCTGGAGCTTTGTAAACAGCGGGTCATCCTTTTCGGCGTAGTACGGGGCAACTTCGCCCTGCTTCTGGTAGCTGTCGATGGTCACCGACGTTTCGCCCATGATGTTGCTTTTCTTTTCAACATTGGCCGAAAGCTCCGGGCTGTACTCTTCCAGGTCTTTGCCAAGGCGTACATAGGCTGCCGTACCGGTATCCCCCGCAAAGACGGTGTTCAGGTAATGCGCCATATACTTGCGTTCGATTTTCACTGGATCAGTTCACCTCAATTTTCAATTTTTCGCTTGAATGTGACGGAAAGCACTGCCATGTACAGCGCGGTGCCGCTGTCCTCGGCGCTGTACAGTGTACCGTTCTGGGCCTGCGCGGTGGCTTTAGTTTCGGTATTGCCAAAGTTCGGCACAAGCCCGCGGGCGCTCTGTTCCTGTACCCAGCGCTGGAAGTCCATCACCCAGCTTGCGTTGGCGCGGGCTGCCGTGTCGTCCTGCAGGGCCTTCTCAAACGTAAAATACAGGCCAAAGTTATAACGGTCGGTTAGCGTCACGTTTCCGAGAATATCCTCTCTGCGCTCTACCTCCACCAAGCCCTGTGGGAACACAAAGCCCTGGTTGGGGATCTGGTCGGTATAGTCCACCTGGCAGCTTCCCAGAATATCGTAGCCATCGTAGGTTTTCAGCCATTCGATCAGGCATTCAAGGTCTGTCATTTCAGCATCCTCCTCATGTAGCGCGCAAGGTCGGCGGCCATGGCGTCGCCCTCGGCGGCCATAACGGCTTCATCCCAGCGCGGCCCGGCCAGCGGGTTTTTGGTATGGGTATAGTTCAGCGACTTTCCGCTTTTGCTCATGCCGTAATACAGGTACCGCGCCTGCGGGTTATCCGTCACGATCTCCGGCACATGGGTGTCGGTCTGCGCGATCGTCAGCTTGATGGTTGCGCCGGTGCGGTACGGCATATACTTCTGGATACGCCGCAGTACATTTGCGGTATGGAATTGCTGCACCGGCCCGTCCCGCCCAAGGCCGAGCGCTTCCACCCAGCCCTCGCCGTCCGGGATGTCCACGGTCACCCTGCACTTCATGCCCCTGCCTCCACATGGCACGGCTGCCCGTGCCAGTATTTCTGTTCCACCCAGGTTACGGTCGTCACGTCGTAGTCGCTGGGCAGCAGCGCCGCCCACTCCTCACGGGTCGTGATTTCCGGCCCCTCGCCCGCGACCACACGGTCGCCGGGCTGCAAAACATAGGTGCCGTCCATGCCGGTGTCAACTGTGGGGCTCACGCGCGCGGCGGTCTTTTGCGGGATAATAAGCAGGTACCCCGCGCTGTGTGCCGCGCCAGTCTTGTCCACCGCCACCGTGCGGCGGGTTTCATAGTGTACCCCCTCCAGCACGGCGCGGCGGCACTCGAACGGGTTGAACGTCGTGTGGTACACCGTCACGGTCATCGTGCACAGCGGGTAAGTCAGGGTCTGGTCCCTGGCAAAATATCGCTGCATTTCAGCACCCCCTGTAAATGTCGGCGTACAGCCCGGCGCGGCGGTACAGCTCCGCTGCCTGCGCGGCGGCGCTTGTGTCCGGCGCGGCCACCGCCGCGCGGTTCTCACTCACATTGCCCACGCTCACGCTCTGCACCGCGCCGCCCGCGTCCTGCAGCTGCGCAAACTCGTACAGCGCCTCGGCCATGGCGCACACGGCCATATTGCGGCTGCCGGTCTGCGGGTAGCTGACATGGTAGATGCGCTCGTACCGGTTCATCTGGGCCTCGGCGTCGCGGCACACCGCGTCCCACGCATCGGCCGGGATCAGGCTGCCGCAGTAGGTTTCGCTGTAAAAATTAAAGTCAGTCATGGGCCTTCTCTTGTTCGGCATCCGCTTTTTTGCGGGCGGCTTTCGGCGCGGCAGGCTTCTCCTGCGGCGCGGGCGTCGGCTTCGGCAGGATATACCCGATCGTCTTGCTCATCAGCCCACCGCCTTGTGGTGCGCGTACACGCCTGCGGTCTTGTTCGCGTAGATGTCCGCAATGCCCACCATGCGGTAGCCGAAAATGTACCCGTCGCTGTCGGGGTTCACGGACGGCTCAATGATCTTGGGCGCGGTGTGCTTGGTGTACTGGATCACGGCGGGCTTGTGGATCACCATAAAGTTCAGCTCCGCCGCGCCGTCGCCTTTCGTGTAGCCGCCCGCGCTCTCGGTGCTCGCGCCGGAAAGCTGCTTGATGGCGGTGTAAAAGCGGGTCTGCGGCACGTCGGTGATCTTGGCAAAGTTGTTCAGCACCTCGCGGCTCTTGGTGGTGTCCAGGTCCTGTACCATGCCGTGCAGGCTGGGCGTGATGAACAGGTAGCGCTCGGTCAGCGGCACCTCGGCTTCATCCAGGGCGGTGCTGGCTGCGCGCAGCGCCTGCAAAACGGCGCTGCCGTCCGCCAGCGCGCCTTCCACCTTCGTGACTCCGGTTTTGCCGTAGTAGGCGGCAAAGCGGAAGGCATCCAGCTCCGGCACCACCTTGGTGCGGATGAACTCGGCGCTCAGGCGGCCAAAAGCAAGCCCTGCCGTTTCCAGGTCATCCATGGTGTCCACGGTAAAGCGGCGGCCGCGGTCAAAGTTGCACTTGACCGTTTCGTTGGTCAGGGTCACATCGCCCTGCACATAGCCGCTGTTGCGGCTGTAGTCGGCCAGGCCGTCCATCGTCATCATGGGGATGATCAGCTCGTTCGCGTTCGCGCCCTGCCTTGCCAGGTCGGACGCGCCGTCCAGCATGGCGGTCAGCGAGGCGAGCTTGTACACCTCGTCCAGCTTGGGCACATAGCTTTTTGCCAGTTCGATTGCATTTGCCATAGGGCATTCCTCCTATCAGTTGTCGATGGGCAGGCCCATGGCCTGCCGCATCGCGGTGTCGGCGTCGGCCCCGTGCAGCGCGGTGCTGCCGGTTCCGGCGGCGTAGGGCGGCGGGGTTTCGCCGCTCTCAAACAGGTAGCCGCTGTCCTTTTGCAGCGCGGCCAGGGCGGCGGTGATGGCTTCGTCCTGCTTGTCGCTGCCTTTCAGGGTATCCACGTCCAGCAGCGCGCGGATAGCCTTGGCGCTGCGCCCGTGCGCGGCGGTGATAGCGGCGTCCAGCTTGCCGTCAAACTGCACGGCGGCCACGCGCTCGTCCGCGTCCTTGCGGGCCTGGGCGGCCTCCGCCTTGTACTTCTCGGCATCGGCGCGCAGGGCGTCGATGTCAACGTCCTTGTACTTGTCGTTGGCCGCGGCCAGCGCGGCTTCAGCTTCGCTTTTGGCAGTGTTGGCGGCCTCCAGGTCGGCCTTGGGCGCGTAGTCCGCCGTCAGCCTGGCGGTGATCTTGTTGTCAATGTCCTCGGTGTAAGCATCACCCAGGATCTCTTTCATCCATTCGATCATGCGGGTCTGTCCTTTCCTTATATATGGTGGGCTTACGGGTCTGGCGCGGCAGCTTGTCCCGCGGGCGGTTGCGGTGCGGCCACAGCCGTGGGCCGGGCGGGGTATAGCTTTGCCCCGGTCCGCTGGGGCCGGGGCGGTTCGGGGGTGTACGGTTGTGAGGCATAAAGGCATCTCCGTATCAAAATTTAAGCATCAAAAAAGCACCCCTTAATTGGGGTGCAAGCGGCAATTAAATTGGGTTTAATCCTCATCGTGCGGACCAAAGGCAATGCGTTCATCTTCTTCTGTCCACAGACCGGCAGCCTTCAAAAGCTCCATAGCAACAGTCGCATTTGAACGTGCAGGGTCTGGAATCCAGTCGAAATAACACGGCTCAGGGTCATCGTCCGTGTAAGGGCGCGCCTTGGCAATATTTCCACGCCAGCGCTCAATTTCTTTTGGTGTGGCCGGGTTATCCCGAAAAGCGGAGTCCATGTTTATCACCATCCTGCCGGAGTTCGTTTGCAAGGTCGATGCGCTGTTTCAGTGCTGTTTCAACTTTATTTGCATCTTGGCTCTGATATAGAGGATATTTTTCAAGCAGGCCGTCCATCCAGCGGTTGAAGTTCTCCTTCTTGTATCCGAACACCTTTTCACAGGTATGCAGTGCGCCATCATGCCCAACTGCGCCGATGCCTTTCATGTTGTCGTGTTTGGCCAGCTGGAAAATATCCTCTGGGCTAAGTATACCATTGCTCGCGTGGTTGTGCAAGGAATAATACGGGACCTGAAGGTCTTTCACTTTAACGCGCATTTCCTTCAGGTCGCCCACTTCCCAGCTGCATTGCCCGTCCTCGGTAAAGGATACCGTAGCCTCGGTGCCCAGCGGCAGGTCTTTCACCTTCGTCAGCAGGTCGCGGGCATAGCCCTGCGCCGCCGTGTTGGCTTTGTTGCTCAGCCACCGGAAAAACGGCTTTGGCACAGCCTGTATCGCTTCGTCCGTGACGGTGTGCAGCGCTTGCCCGCCCAGGTCGGACGCTTTGGTGCCGGAGCTTTTCTTATACTCCCACACTGCCTTGTTCGCCTCGCTGCGGCCAAAGCCTGCCGTTTGCAGGCGCTCGGTGCGCGTGGGCAGGCCCGTCGCTTTGCAGAACTTGCCGTATTCGCTTTGCAGCACCCGCAGGCGGATCTGGTTGTTCTTCAGGTTTTTGGCGTCGCCGGTTTCGCGGTTCATCAAAATGTGGCGCTTGCAGGTGCGGACGGCGTTTTCCAACCGGCTCTGCTCCTGCCCAGCCTCGTACAGCGTGTAGTGCTGCCCGTTGTAGGTCACGCCGCGCTCGTTGGCGTCGGCAAGCTCCCGCAGCTGTTCCTCGGTGTACTGCGGCGCGTTCACGCCCAAAATGATGGGGCTGGCCGTGTGGCCACAGTTCAAATGCCCAATGCGCCGCTGTAAGCTGTTGTTCAGTTTCTCGTACTCGGCGTCGCTGTACTGTCGCCCCTGGTACGGCTCATGGTCGGGCGCGCACGCCAGGTGCGCACTGATCTCCCAGCCGTCGCAGCCAAGCTCATCGTGCGTCACCTGTTGCACCTCGTCGTCCAGTTCACCCAGCTGGTCCATCAGGTAGCGGCGGCAGGCGTACTCAATGCCCACGCTGCGCCCGCTTTTCTGTTCAATGGTGCGCAGGCCGCGCTTGGCCAGCGGCGCGCAGGCGCGGCGGATGGCGGTCTCCGTGTCCAGCGCGCCCGTCACGGTCTGGCGGAAGGCAAAGTCCAGCGCCTTCGCGTAGGCGTCCTGGATGGGCAGCACCTTGCCCTGCGGCGTGTCCGCCCACAGGTTTTTTAGCTGCTCGGCGGTCTTTTGGCGGCTCATTTTGGCGTAGCCCTCTGCGATCTGCTTCAGGCTGCCGTTCGCGGTCAGGGGTGTGCTGTTGTCCAAAATGTAGTCGAACAGGCTGTCGATCACCTTGTCCTGCGCCTTGATCTGCCTGGCAACAGCGGCCTTGATCGCCTGCTTGCTCTCGCCCAGCGCCTGCGCGCGGTAGATCTGGTATTCCGCCGTGTCGGTAATGGCGCCGGCGTCTTTGATGCGCCGGGCAATGTCCTTCAAAAGCTCGTCGATCACGGGCTGCGTCAGGGCAAGTGCCGCGTCGCTCAGGCCCTCGCGCTGTGTGGCGGTCATCGCTTATCCCTCAGCTTTCCATGTCCTGCATCGTCGGCATATACTTTTGCCGTATGGCGGCAAGGTCCTCCTCGGTATCGCACGGCAGGTCAAACTTCCACGCCAGCGCAAGTTCCGGGCGCAGCATTCCCTGCTGCACCATGGCCAGCCGGTCGGCCCATTCCTTGTCGGCGTCGTACAAAACGCCGTTGCCCCACGTCACGTTCAAAACCTCTGTGTCCCAGGCCGTGCCGTCGCACAGGCGGTACGCCTGCCCCAGCTGGTCGGCCAGGCGCAGCGCGGCCTGCAAAGCGTCATAGTAAAGGTTCTGGAACTCAATGATGGACAGGCTGTAATCCCCGGCGCTGGAGTTGATCTCGGTGGCCGTTTTGCTCACGGCCTCGGCGTCGGACAAAATGCCGCGCTTGACGCCCAGCAGGTTCTCCACGGCCTTCAGGTAGGCCTGCCGCCGTGCTTCGTAGTTTTCGTTGCGCAGCGCCGGGGCAAACGCCGTGATCCCCACCGTCTGTTCGCTGCCCTCCAGCCCAACGAACAAGTCGTCCCGCAGGCGCTTGCGCCCGTTCCCCGCTGTCAGCAGGTCGGCGCTGGCGGCAATGCGCATCCGGCCCAGTTCAAACTCCCGCGCCAGCTGGTACTCGTTGCGGTTGATGTTGTGGATCAGCCCCATGGCAGGCTCATACACGGCCACGCCGTCCGGGCTGCCGTCCACACAGTTGACTGTCGGCATTTTCAGCGCCACAAGCCCCAGCCCGTCAAGAGGCGCGGGGTAGGTGTAGGCGTCGGCCAGCCGTTCGTACTGCGCCAGGCTTTGCAGCGGCACCCGCCGCCCCAGCGTTGCCTTGTTGTCAGCCTGGTACAGCCGGTTTTCTATCGTAAGCCGCCCGTCCGGCCCCGTCGTGCGCCGCTCCACCAGCGTGTAATATTGGCGGTCGGCCACCACGCTTTTTTCGCAGCAGGCCAGGTCGGTCACGCGCCCGTCCGGCGCGCGGCCCAAGATCAGCACCGCGTCGCGCCGGATCACCTGCCACGTCAGGCCGTCCGGCGCAAACACCGGCTTGGCCCACGTCTCGCCGCCCACCATGCACCATTGCAGCAGCTCGCGCTTTTTGGCGTCGAACGCCTGCCGCGCGCGGTCCAGGTATTGCAGCTTGGGGGTGCCGGTGTTTTGCAGGCTGCTGTCGTACTCCGCAAACACCGCCTTGCCCAGCTTGTTCACCACGGCGTAGGGGATGCGCTGGCAGGGGTCCTCCTCGTCCGGGGGCACCCGGCTGAACCAGGCGTCAAACCATCCGTCGATGGCGCGTCGCATGGCGTCGCTGGTAATGTCCGGCATTCCCAGCGCCTGTTCAATGTTCTCAATTCCGCGGCTGTCCGTCAGCGCCCGCAGCAATGCGTTCATCGGCTTGCTTCTTCCTTTCCTGTTGTGGTCCTGTCAAGTACTTCTTAAAGCAGCGCGGCCACAGGCAGTAGGGGTCTGCGCTGCGCCACGGGCAATGCTCACAATATTTCGTCACTTTCATGCGGCGGCGCGCCCTCCCGTTCCGTGCGGCACCCGCGCCCGATCTGCCGCAGGGCAAACCGCAGCGCCCGGTTCTCGGCGCTCAGCTCGGCAATGGTCTGCCGGGCGGCGGCCAGCCGTTTGTCGGTGGCGGCCAGCTCGTCCAGCAGCAGCTCGTGCGCGTAGCGTGGCAAAAACTTCTCGATCATCCAGCGGTGCAGTCGGTTCATGGCAGGCTCCTATCATAAAGGTATAAAAAATTCCACCCACCCTCTTGCAAGGGTGGGCGGTGCGGTATTTAGTTGGTTACGCTTTGCCCAGCAGCGCGTTCTCGGCGCACTGGCGGTAGTGGGCTTTCTTGGCCTTGCCCGCCGTTTCCGTCATGGCCAGCCACATCTGGGCCAGCTTCAGGCGGCTGTTGTTGCGGCGGGTCTCGGCTTCCATCTCGGCAATGCCGGGCGCGGCGGGGGCCGCGGGCAGCGCCGCAGGGGCCGCCCGCACCGTGGGCACCATGGCCCCGGCCTGCGCCTGCTCCTGCAGGGCGTGGAAGGCGTTCACATAGGCGGCGGTAAACAAAATGCCTTTTTCGCCCGTCAGCTTGTTGGCCACCATCTCACAGCCCTTCTGGGTCAGGAGATAGCAGGGGAAAGTCTGGTTGTGGTCGTTGGTGTAGGTGCTGGGGGCAAAGAAATCGACAAGCTGAAAATCTCTTGCGACGGGCTGAAAATTTAGCCCGTCTGCTTTTCGGCGTTCCATGGCCGAAATATAGCGGTGAATGTCCGCCAGAAGGTTTTTGTGTGGCCTACCCAGCATCCGTGCAACCTCTCGGCTATCCACAACGGCCTTGCCGTTCATCATCGCGGCGGGCAGCAGCACCTGCACATCGGCGGGCGCGGGGGCGTTGGCCTTTTTCATGCGGCATCACCGCCCTTCAGCGTCTGCCGCAGATCGGCCACCATATCCTTCATCCGGCTCCACAGCCAGTTCAGGCTGTTCGCATAGTCGCTGCTGTCATACTCGCCTTTCTCCAGCGCAATGCCGTACACCTGCACAACATCCACGGCGTCAGGTCCCGCGCCTTGTCCACAGGCGGTTGGTGGCGTAGCGCACGGCGTCAATGTGGTGGTTGTCAGCGTCGGGGTAGCCGGGCAGCACCTGGCCGTCCTTGCCCACCTCGTACTCGTACTCGCCAAATTCCCGCGCTGTGTCGGGGCAACGCTTTGGGTCAATGCAGATGGCGGCCAGGCTTTGCAGCCACTTCATGCTCTGGTTCACGCTGCCGGGGCCTTTCACCGCCTCGCGGCAGGGCAGGCCCTCGGCGCGGTAGTCGCCGCAGCTCTTCGGCTCGGCGCTGTCGGCGGTCAGCGGGCCGCCCGTTTCGGTGCCAACGCCGCGCGCCAAAAGCAGGTGCGCGGTGTCGCGGTTGGCGGTGCGCCAGCGGGTCAGCTCGTCATAAATATATAAGGTACGCCGCGCCGCGTCGTACTGTACGCGGTTGTATGCCCAGGCGTCCGGGTACCAGCCCCAGTCCACGCCGTTCAGCGGGCGGTCAAAGCTGCGGATCGTTTTGCCATCAATGGGCTCCAGCACCAGGTTTTCAAACACCTGCGTGCCGTTGCCCACGGCCTCGCCCAAATACTCGTGGCGGTACTTGGTCGGCTGCGTTTCCTTAATGTACTCCGCCTGCGCCAAAAACTTCGGCCCCAGCCATTCGGCGGGGGCTTGCAGGTAGCTGCTGTGGTGTACAAACTTGCCGCGCCGCTCGGCCCGGGCGTAGCGGTTGGCCCAGTTGCGGCTGGCCGCGGGCGGGTTAAAGCTGATAAACGTCAGCCCGTACTCGCCGCCGCGCAAAGCGGATTGCTGCACGTTGCGCACGGCCTCTTCGCCGCCTTTGATCTGGTCGGCTTCCTCAAACCACACAATGCCAATGTACCCAAACGGCAGCTTGATGGATTTGATCTTCTGCGGGTCGTCCAGCCCGCGGAACAAAATGCGCTGCCCCGTGGGCAGGTACACGCATTGCAGCGGGCTTTGTGTGCAGCGGAACTTTTCACCCAGCCCCAGCTTGTCAATGGCCCACAAGATCTGGGCGTACACGCTGTCGCGCATGGTATCGGCCACCTGGCGCGTCACCAGCGCGTGGCAGTCGGGGTGGCGCAAAAGCTGCAAAACCACCTCAACGCTCACATAGCTGCTCTTTAAGCTCGCGCGCCCGCCCTTCTCCACCGCCTCGTCGATCTTGCCCGCGCGGATCAGGCGGTGCGTTTCGTAGAAAGCGGGGCCGATGACGCCTTTCAGGCTCACCGCCGCCCCGCTGTTTTTAGATGTCGTCAACGATCGTCACCTCATTGCCGCTGCCCGCCTGCGCCATGGTTTCGCGGTACAGCCGGATGGCGTCCAGGTCCCCGGCGCGGGCCTTTTCGGCCAGCGCCGCGTGGATGGCGCTCCATTCGTTTTGGTACTTTGCGGCCATGCCGTCCAGCAGCTTGCCAAAGTCCCACCGGCTCATCTTGCGGTACTGCGCCGCCAAAAGCTCCAGGTCTGCGGCGGGGTCATAGCGTTCCAGCTCGCTGGCCTTCTGGATGTCGGCCAGCAGCTCCCGCAGGCTTTTTTCCTTGGTTTTCATCTGTTTTTTCCCTCCGCCCCACAGCGCCCCAAATAAGCCCGTTTTGGGGGCCTTTCTCTCACGCGGGCAGTTTTCCGCCCTTCGTTCCTTAAACAAAATTAAACGTATTAAACGGGGCAATTAAACGGTGCTGGCGGCACACCCGCGTTTTGCGGGGTATGCTTCGCCATTTTCGGCCGTTTTCGCAGCCAAAATCCCGTTGCTTCTGTCCGCCGCGCCTGCGGGCCGGGGCGAACCGGCCGCCCCGCAGTCTGCGGTTTCCTGTATCGTAAAGGTCAGCGTAAATTCTTTTGCTTCCCCGCCAATGGGCAGGGCCACGACCGCCCGCCGGTCATGCCGGTCAACACGCACAATGCGGTCGCTCAGCTGCGCCAACGGCCCGTCCACAAAACCCAGCACACCGGGCATCACCTCGCGCGCGGTGCTGGGGCGTAGGTCTTGCCCCGCCAGCCAGCGGATGTTCACGGCTTCGGCCAGGCTCAGTGCCTCCGGCGTGCCGGGGCTTGCCCCCAGCCAGCGCATCACGCCGTCCTGCCCGCGTACCGTATAATAGATGGGCAGCGGGGCTTCGGTGTCCACAAACACATACCCCCGGAACAGGGTGTACGGCTCTTCCCGCCACGCGCCGCCGCGGCGGATCAGCCGCCGCTCCTGCGGCAGCAGGGTGGCAATGCGGCGGTCGGCCAGGCGGCGGCAAACCTCCGCTTCCTGCCCGGTCAGTACCTGCACAGCATAAAGGCTCATGGTGCAGCCTGCGCTTTCTTGTCTAGGTAAGCCGTAACCTGCTTGTACAGCTCCGGCTTCTCGGTTGCCATCGTGCGCCACAGCATGGTCTTCACGTCATCCGTGCCTGCTTCAAGGTCGGTCTTGTTCCGCAGCTCCACGCGCTTCTTGTAGGCGACCGCGCGGGTCAGGCCGCTGATCTGGTTCATCAGCTTGTCCACACTCACGGCGTTCCAGTCCTCTTCCTTCTTGGCGGTCAGCGCCGTCATAAGGTCCTGGCTCGCCACGCGCACCAGCGCCTCGGTCGTGTCAAGGTCGGGGTAGCGCTCCAGCTCGTCAAGCATATTTCTAAAGTTGGCCTGCGCGATCTGCAGCGTCTGCAAATTTTCGACGTATCCCTGCGCGTAGCGGCACACGCTCGAAACCGACAGGCTGTACCCGTGCTCCTGCAAATAGTCCACGATCTCGGTATAAGTAGCGCTGCCGTCAAGGATCATCTCCTCAACGGTAGCTTTCATTTCTGGCGGCAGCTTGTCGATCTTGCTGTGCTTGCGGTTGCCGCTGCTCTTGCCCCCGCGCTGAAACGGCCACGCCATCGTTACACCTCGATCATCGCGTCCTTGACATCCTTTTCAAGCACGCGCATTCCCTTGCCGGAAAGCTTTGCTTCCAATTCCGTCCAGTTGTGGTCCGCTAAATCCTCGCACCGCACATGATCCTTTACGGTGCGCAGCAGAATATACCCTTCCAAAGCCAGAAAGTCGAGGCAGGCGGCGTATTGTCCCTCGCCAATGCCGTCGTCCTTCAAAATGCGCTGAATGCTGCTCAGGTTGTGGTAGCTCGGCGCAAGCACGTTCAGCGTCCGCATGATCTTGCCGTTATTTTTGGCAAAGTCGCTTTGCTCCATTTCGGCAAGCAACTTTTCTTTCATGTCCATGTTACGAATTCTCCTTTTGCGACAACTGCTGTAAAAGCTGCATCTGCAGCTCGATCACACGGTCAATTTTCTGGTTTGCCGACTCGATTTTGCGGTCGGTCTTGGTGTTTTCGCGGTAAAAGTCCTCTTTGGTAAGGTAGTTTTCACTGATGCGGGAAATCTTCTCCCGCAGCTCGCCCACGTCCTTGTCGTGGGTCGTGCGCGGCGTGTAGGTTTCTTGGATTTTTCGGATCTGCGCCTCGTGGTTCGCTATCTTTGTGTCGAAGTCTTCTTTCGGCACAGCCGTGTCCAACTTCTTTTCGATTTTGTCAAAGCTGTGCTTTATCATGTAGCCAAGCGCGCCCGTCAAGCCGCCAAGCAGTAATACTGCCAACCACCAAGTCCCTGCGTCAAACTGCATTGCCGTACCCCTCAAAACAAAAATCGTGATGTGTTATGGTTTCTGCAACCATAATACATCACGATTCGTAAAGTCCGAAAGATAAAGCCCTTTCGCAAAATGATTTACTTGTCTGTGTTCTGTTCGTCCGGCGCGTCGAACAGGCTCATCTGTCCGTCCACAGGCTTCGCCCTCACCGCTGCCGCTTTGTCTTTTACGATAACGCGGATTTGCATTTCCGTCAAATGATATTTTTGCGCAAGCTCCCGAAAATTGTACCCGTCAAACTCGGCGACGATTGCCTTGTTGCGGGCGTAGCGCTCAAAGCGGTCGTTTTTCGGGATGTACACGTTCCCGCCGCCGTAGGTGTCGATCAGCCGCAGGAACGCCTCCGTGCCCACAATGCCGATCAGCTGTCGGTCGTCCTCGGTCAAACATTGTTCAAGCCATTCCGGCAGCTTTTCATCCATCCGCAGCACCCGCCTTTCGCTCCGCGTTTTTGACGTATCCCTTCAGCGCCTCGATCAGCTTGTTGCAGCTCTTGTAGTCCAGCCACGCGAACGGGTCATCGGCAAAAGCGTCCACGCCGGCCTCTTTCTTGATCGCCGCCCGCAAGCGGTCGCCGACCGCGACCGTGCTCGGGCTGGCGGCGGCCAGTCGGTACATCAGCGCCCAAACCTTGCGCTCCTGGCCCTCGCTCACGCCGCCCGGCTTTCGCTTGCGGTGGTTGGTTTTCTTTGGGCGGGGCGGCGGCGTGCCCTGCCGTGCTTCCAGTTCTCCAATCACCTTGCACGCCTCGCTGTAGCTCAGCTCCTTCACGCTGCTCTTGCCGGTCACGCCATATACAAGGTCGTGCAGCGCGTCCTCGCCGCCGCGGTTCACGATTCCAAGCGCCTGCCCGATGGCGTAGATCTTGCGGATCTGGTAGGTGCTGCATCCGCCCATCCCTGCCGCCTCCTTACAGCTCTTTCGCCTCGGCTTCGCTTACATCATAATAGAACTCATCGGTCTGGTTGATGTACGCGCCCAGCTTGCGCAGCAGCTCCGCGGGTTCCCTGCGCAGTGCCTCACGGTCAAGGGTTTCGGTGCGCTTGATCAGGTTGTCCCGCCCCAGGGCTTTCAGCTGCGCGATCACATCCTCCACACGCCCCTTGGGCAGCACCAGTTTGCTGCTCAGCCGGTAGCCCACCACGCCGAAGTTCAGCGCGCGGCTCTTGCCCACCAGCTCGGCGCGGTGTCCGTCCACAAACGCTTTTACCTGGCCTTCCAGTTCCTTCACGCGGTTCTGCACGGGCAGGGCCGTGGTTGTGTAGGTATCCTTGGCGGCATCAATTTTTCGGTCGCGCTCCACTGCCAGTTCCGCCAGCGTGTGCCGGCATTCGCGGATGTCCCGCAGCGCTTTGTCGGTTTCCGCCCAGCTTGCCAGCACGGGCGCGGTTGTCACTTTCCGTCTTGCCATAGGTCATTCCTCCGTAATAAGCTGTATGTCTTGGTTGTTTTTCACAAGCTGCCGTCGCAGGGCGGCAAAACTTGGATAATACGGGCTGTAGGTATAGTAGGCGTAGTCTTCCTCGTTTTTGCCCATCGCCTTCAAAAACCACTTTTTCTTGTTTTCCGGGCAGTTTTTCTTGATCAGGCTGTGCTTCACGCAGTAACAGAACCGTCTGCGCTCCTCGCAATCTTCGACGAGCCATTTTCCGCGGAATGTGCCGTTCACATAAACAGCCAGCTTGCTTTTGTAAGGCGTCGCGTACTGCCGTTGGACGCTGATTTTGTATCCGTCCACCAACAGCGTAAGCCCGCCATACTTCCACAGGGCGCGCCGTTCGGCTTCCTGCCATTCGTCCTTTGTCATATTCGCTCCTTCCTCGCTCTGCATCGTTCAGGGCTTGCGACCTGCGCCCAATCGGGCGGCTGCATTAAGGCGGGGGCCTGCGCCCCCAAAGGGTTACGCGCCGTGCTGGTGTTCCATCACAATGGGCCGCTCCGGCAATTCGGCCCGTACCATGTTGCCGGCTGCCGCCTTGCGCTTGTGCTTGCCCTTGCGGGGGCGCTGCGGCAAATTTGCAAATTGCAGGCTCTCCACGGCATCGTCGTAGCCGTCCCGGTACCCCGTGTCGTATCGGTCGCGGAACATCGCGGGCGCTCTCTCCGGCTCCTCGTCGTCCGGCTGGCCGCCGTGCAAAAGTTCCCGCTCCAGCCTGCCGTCCTCAATGATCATCCGCGCAATAATGTACAGTCCCAGCACGCCCGCCCCCAGCGTTGCAAGCCCCTGTGTCCAGGTGCTGCCCGCGGCGATCGCGCCGAACAGCATCCCAAACGTCATGCCAAGCCCCGCCCCAAGGGCGGCGGCGTATCCTTCCCGTGTGCTCATGGTTTCCTCCTTAACTCAGTACGCCCACGCCCATGCTGGCGGCAATGCCGCGCAGGCCGTCCAGGCTGGTGTTTTCGTTGCGCACGGCGTTGGTGTACACGCTCATTGCGCCGCGTATGCCCCATTTGCTGCGGCAAACGCCGGTCATAAAGGCAAGCTCCTTGCCGTGGCTGCCGTCCGCCAGCGTCGGGAACAGCTTTTCCACATCCGCCAGCTTCACGTCGGCGGTGCTGTACCGGCGGCGGAACCGCACCCGGCTGAACTGCTGGGCAAACTGCGCTTCCTGCTTGCCCAGCATCCGGCTGTACACCTCACTGTTGCCGATCAGGCAGATGCCCGTTCCGCTTTCGCCGGTCAGGTCGTCGGGGTCGCTCAGGCTGCGCAGCTCCTCCAGCGCGTCAAAGCGCAGGTTCTGCGCCTCGTCAATAATGATCACCTTGTCCGTCCCCTTCAGCCTGTCATGGATGGCCATACTCAGCTCCAACCGGTTGCGGGTGGCGGGCAGTTTCAGGGCCGTGCCAAGCTGCCGCAGCATGGCGGTCAGCGTGCCGCCCACCGGGGTGCAGCGGATGTAAATGGCGTTGGCAGGGTTGTCCTGCACAAACCGCGCCGCGCCCCGCGTCTTGCCAATGCCCGCGTCCCCGTGCAGCACCACAATGCCGCGCTCCAGCTGGCAGTACTGGATGGCCTTGTATACATCCTCGCTCACGCTGGTGGGCACATACCCGGCACTCAGGTAGGGGGCCTTCTCGGCCTCGGCCTGCGCCGCCGCGCTGCGGGTGCGCAAAAACTCTTCGATCTTGCTTTCCACGGCTTCCACGTCGCCGGGGTACTTGCTGTTGCGGTACTGGCTCAGCGCCGTTGGGCTTACCCCGATCATGGCCGCCGCCTTGGACTGCGGCAGGCCGCTCTGCTCGCTCAGGTAAGCGTCCAGCTGTGCCTGAAGCGCCGCGTTATAGGTTTTCATTTTCAAAGCTCCCTTCCTGTTCATGCTGTTTTATCGCATTGGCCGTCATCCGGCCAAAGTCTACCAGATGTTCCGCGCCCACGGCTTGCAGCAGCGGTTCGCCCTCGTTTGCAAACTGCAGCTCCACAACGGGCGGCTTGGCGTTCTCCGGCGCGGTGATGCGCGCCTCAATGTTCTGCTGCGCCTTGGCCAGGCAAACGTCAAAGGCCTTGGCTTCGCCGTACACCTCTGTAATTTTCCCGGCCTGCGCTTCGGCGGCGTTTTTGACCAGCTTGGTATAGCCTCGCAGTTCGTGCATGGCGGCCTGGATGCTCTCGCGGTTTGCGCCGTATTCCAGCACCATATCGTCGCGGCAGGGCAGTTCGCAGATGAACCGGTCCTGCGGGTCATACGCCCGGATGGTGCGCAGGTCGTCGGGGTCGTAGCGGTAATACACCTTTTTGCCCTGGTACTGCATCGTGAACTCGTCCGTGTAGTAATCCAGCTTCGCGCCGTACAGGTTCGCGGTAATGCCGTTGCGCCCCACCTTCAGCGGGCGGCTGCTGCGCATTAGCATCAGGTTCAGGTCGGCGGGGGCAGCGATCCGCTTCCGGCTCAGGTTGTCCCGCCAGACCTGCAGCTTGGTTTTCCCGTGGTCGCGCTGCACCGGGCCGTTGTACTCGCTTTCGTTCATCAGGCCGTCCAGCAGCGTCTGCACGCTGGCGGTAAAATCGCTGTCAAGCACCACTTCACCGCCCTTTAACAGGTGTTTTAACTGCTCCGGCTTTTCCACCACCGTGCCGCCGCAGAATGTGTCAAACAATCGGCTGATCTGGTTTTTCACATCGCAAAAGCGCCGCTCAATGGTCTTGGCGCGGGCGTTGCGCACAATGGCGTTCGTCATTTTAATGCCCAGCCGCGTAAACACGGGCGGCGGCACAAATTTCTCGGTGTCATCCCAGCCCTGCCACTCGTTTTTGGTTTTGCGGGTGCGGTGGCCGGTGCCGCCAACGTCCTTGTTCAGGTATTCGCGGCCGTTATCCACATAGATGTTGTCCGGGATGCCGTACCGCAAAATGCCCCGCCGCAGGGCGGTCAGCACATTTTGGCTGCTGTTGGTGTCTGCCACATGGCAGCCCACAAAAATGCCGCTGCGCGCGTCCATAAAGGCGGTCAGGTACAGGCGGTGCGTCCCGCCGCCGTCGCCTTTGGTCACAACGTCAAAGGTGTGGGTGTCGGCGATCCAGTATTCATTGGACTGCATATTCTCGTATTCGCGCCGGATGTAGTGGCTGCATCGGTCATAAAATGCCTTCGGCCCTTCGCGCCCCATCACCTTCACGGGCTCCGGCACATCCGCCATAACATGGCGGTAAAAAGTCGTGTAGTCCGGCACCGGCAGTGCTTCCGGGCAATGCTGTTCCAAAAAGTAGATCGTCTGGTCGTAGCATTGCTTGATGGGGCTTTGCCGCTGGTCCAGGTAGTAGTACATAAAGGCGTCCCACGCCGCCGCCGGGATCTTGCAGTACCCCCGCCGCGCCTTGCCGCGCCCGTCCACCAGTCCGTCCAGGTCATCCTCCAGCACGGCCCGCTGCCGCGCGTACAAGATCTTCCGGGTGATATGTACCTCCGGGTGGTCCAGCCGGAACTGCGCCAGCCACGCTTCGTCCGCGGCGGCCTTGTCACGGTACCCGGCACGGTAGCCGCGCCAGTCCTGCACGGCCTGGGTCCAAAACGCGATCTCCCCGCGTTCCTCGGTGCTGTATTCCTCCAGCGGCTTGCTTGCCGCCGTTTTCCCGGCCCCGCCCTTGCGCGGGCGGCCCCTGCCGCGCTTCGCGTTCTGTGGTTCCGCCGCGCCCTCCGCCGTGCCCTCCTGCGCGTGCTGCGCCAGGTAGCGCTGCGGCAGCGTGGGGTCAAGGGCAGCCAGCCCGCTTAATGGGAACAGGTATTTGGGGCGGTTATTGCTGTTGACTGTTTTCTCACAAGGCAGTTTGTTTGAGGCTGCCAATCGTTTAACGTGGCGCAGCGAAATCCCTGTCAATTCAGCAACTTCAGATGTGCTTAACATCGCGTCCATACTCTCACCTTACTTTCGGCCTGCCATCATCGGTCACAGGCGGCCATCCCCGCAAGACCGCCATTCCCGGCGGTTTCGGCTATTCAAAGTGTCCGTCTGTGCTGTAATCCCACTGCAGCTCCACGCTGCCGTCATGCAAGCGGTACAGCGCCGGGTGGTGGGCGGTGCAAACCCATCCGCTTGTCAAATTCTCCACGTGGGCGGTGTCTGCCGCCGCGTTGTACTGCCATACTTTATAATGGCTTCCCGCGTTGCGGTAGCTTTCGCCCGCTATCGGCGCGTCCGGCAGCCTGCGCACACCAGCATATCGGTCATTCCCCACGTCGGATCACCTTCTTCCTGGTGCCGTCATCAACCAGGTCATACAGCCGGTTGACGGCGGCGTCCGTCATAATCTCGGCAAAGTCCCAGTTGGGGGATGCCTCGCAGATCGTGGCTGCCAGCACTTCCACCAGCGCGTTCAGCGTGGCATAGCCGTCTCCACTCGCCGCCAATGTCACGATTCCGCTGTCTGACACCTTGATCTTAATCTTTGCCTTTGCCATCTCTTCGGCCTCCTTATCTCGGTTTAATTGCCTTTTAACGGCCCGTTTTGGGCCGGTTGAATTCCAATTCGCGGTAAAATCCTCCCGCCAGGCGGTCGTTGTCCCGTACCATCCCGCCGCGTCGGCCAGACTGTCATAGCGCAGGTCGGTTTGCTCTTCGATTGCATCCAGGATTTCTCGGTTCACGCCGTTTTGCCTTTCTTGCCGGGCGCATCAAACAATTCCTCCACCGGGCAGCCAAGCGCATCGGCGATGGCTTGGGCACGCAGGGAATGTGTTCTAAGGCTTTCTTTGGATTCGATCCGATAAATGGCCTTCTTATCCAGTCCGGCTTTCATTGCCAGTGCATATGCGCTAAGTCCCTGTTTCCGGCGGGCGGCCCGAATCTTTTCCGGGCAAGGCTTTATGTACAT